CTTTTCGCTATTCAAAGCCGGATCTAAAGTCATAACGTTAGATATTAAGGACCATCCACTTTTCTTAAATGAAGTTGTTGTTTTACTACTCGATAAAGTAGCAGCTAAATTGCAATGTAAAGTTTCATAAGAGCCATTAGCTTTTAAATAATGTAAAGTGTAAACCTCAAATTTAGGATTACATTCTATTGTTATATTTTTGATAACATCATTTGTGTCACCATTCTTAATAACATAAGATGCAACGTTAGAAGTAATGATAGGATATGTGCCACTATTAACGGTAACAAATGGGGCTGTTATTCCTAACAAGCCTTTATAACCAACGTCAATGGCAACGTAATTATCAGAGAATAAACCCGTGCCGGCATCTGGTCTATTGATTGAATAGTTACCTAATAAAGAGCCGGCTGCATCGTAAGTAAATATATCAATCTTATTTAACTCGCCTATATTTTCCTGACATAAAGCGTAAAGATATTGCGAGCGATCTTTGTATGTTTTGCTAGGAAGTATAGTTAAGTAAACTAAATTAGGTATTGAACTATCATAACAAAAGTAGTTAGGTGAATAAGGGGCGATATATTGTTTATCAACTCCTGCATTCCAAGTAATATAATCTTTATCAACTCCTGCAAAGTAAGTTGGTACGGTTGCAACGTCATAAGTTTCACCAACATTAAATCTAAACTTTCTAGTTGCATTAGTGCATTTTTGCCAACCGTATAAATTAACGGGAATATAGTTAACCATTAATAGTTGAACATACGCTTGTAAATCCATTACTAATTTATTGTTAGGGTCTGGTTTTACTTTGATAGTATCAAACACATAAGAGCCTGTTACATCGGTTAAAACGATTGTGTAATAAAAGTTAGGCTGTATTGTTTGATTTGACGTTGCAACCACCCAATTCTCATTATAAGCAGGTGTTGGTGACGTTGGGCTTGATTGTATTGTTATTGCCATTTAATATCTGTTACTGTTATTGCTTTACCTATTAATTTTCCCATTTGTTCTGCTAACTCTGCCTTTCTTCCGTCCTCTGTTACTCTATCTATAAAAGGCTTTGGTTTAATTCCATTCTTACCTATTGCCCTTGCCACTATAAAAGCAAATTGTTTCGCTGCTTTTGGGAATGGTAACTCTTTAACTATTCGTTTAGTAAACCCTTTTTTTTGGTTATAATCAATAGTCATTTGGTAAAGTATCTTAGACGGATTTATTCCGTTTTTAGCTTGCCACTTTTCACCTAAAACTTTTGTTGGCGGTTGCTTACCTTTCTTTCTGCCATTCTCAATATAGTACCAATAGTCCTCATTAGGAGTTATTGATATAATCACTTTGTTAGGATAATATTTAACACCCCCAACAAATTCAATCCTTGAGGTTTGTAACCTTTCGCCACGTTTAGCACCATCCTTTAAGGCTTTATCTAATGAAGTCTTTAAATCATTAGCCCATTTAGCCCCAAAGTCATTTAGTAATTTATCTATTTCTTCGTTGACGTTCAATTTCTTCAGCTTCCATTTTATTCTTATCTTTAAGATAAGCTAGTTCATTTAATAATCTTATTACTCCCCACTCATGCACATCATCTTCTGTTATTCTATTAGCTTGGGATACCTCTTTAACTATGTGAACCCATCCCCAAAAATCGACAAACCTTTCTCTCTCAGTTCTGTTTCTATCTCTTTGTTGATCGTCTTCATCGCTTCCACCCCCTCCAAATAATCCAAGGTATTTAGATTCCAATTCGCCAATACTTCTAAGCAAAAAAAAACACTTGGTTGCGCTATCGACATTGATGCGTTTAGAAACTTATCGGCTACCTCAGCGTGTTTGTTACCATCGTATTTGAATGATAGGTATTGAGCAGGCTCATAAGTCAAGGCACAAAGTTCGTGTAGTTTATTAGGGAAATAGTCGGGCTGCTCCATTAACGTTTTAATCGTAATGTAACGAGCCACGTTTATATCGTTTACCGAGCGTGATGCCTTGTAAAAGTTACCACCTTGCCAAGTGATTAACTTAGGTTGTGGTTTATACTTAACAGACTTTAATAAGCCGCAAGTAAAAGACTTAAAAGATACTTTAGGTTGGATGGGTTTAGTTAAGAATGAAAGACTTTTAACTAAGTACTTGTAATGCTTTAAATCTAAGTTTTCAACTTCGTCATAGGTTTTGCCGGTAAAGAATGATATAATACGTGACCAATCTATTTCGCCTTGCAGGTGAGGATAGATGGTTTGGTATTGTTCAATGGTTACTTTATTCCAATTAAAAGGTATTGTCATATACCTATTAAATACTAAAAAAGTTGATTTGTTTTAGGCAAATGAATATCTGCCTGAGCCTTTATTTATCTTATTAAGAGCTACATAACGAATAGCATCAATAGTGTGATTATTAAAATCAACGGGTATATTTTTACCATCTATCCATTTATAAGATCTAAACTCTTTTATGGTATAAGTTGACGTTCTTGTTATGTTAATCTTAAATTGCTTTAAAGTGTCTATTGAATTACGGATACTATCTGCCCCTTTGTTAGCCCCTTGAATATTAAAACCTGCCCTTGTTAAGTCTTCAATACTTTTAGGCTCGGCACTATCCGCAACTATTGGCATTGCACGTGTTACACCTAACCTTGTTAATTCGTTTGCAATATCGCTATTGGTTAATCCTGTGCGATATAACAGCTCGTCTATGTATATCTCACTATTGTACCTAAATACTTTTATAACCGTTGTAGGGTCATTAGTAAAGCCAAAGTCCATACCTATTCCAAGTAACTCAGCACCCAAAGGAATGTTATCTACAATATCAAAGTTTCTAAAGACTAAGCCCTCTATTTTCCCAGTCATGCCACGTGCATAAACCTTGAATAGTTCCATATCTTTAAAGCGTAAACCCTCTATTTTATCACGTATCTTTTGAGCAACGAATGGATTGTGCCTGTGGTCGGATATAAATAACTTTACGCCATCCGTACCTATTAAATTCTCATGCACCCAGAACTCAGCATTGGGATTGTAGTCGATATAAACTTGTTTACGGGTACGCATATACAATTCGTTAAATATATCGTATGTTATGCCCTGTGCTTCGTTTATGAATAGATAATCCCTTTTACCAGACTTTGCACCTTGGGCGGTCTCATAAGATTTAAACTCCATAACTGAGCCATTAGCAAATTGAAAGATACGGTCTGTTCTATTGTAGTCTGCTATCTTATGCCTAAGTTGTTCGCTATTGTTATAAATATCTAAGGCATCACGTAAAGCACCAGCTTTTAAGTTAGGTATTGATTCGCCAACAACTGTGATAACTATTGGCGATTGAATAGCTTTAGTGAATAGGACTTGTAAAATGGAATAGGTTTTTCCTGAGCTGCTCCCGCCTTGATTGACTAGTACATCTTCGGTGGCAAAGTAATTGGCTTCGTATAGGCATGAGGTTTTAAACACATTAATCTAAACTAATATCCTTTTCATTACTACTCAATGGTGAATCGCTTTTAATAATCTCAACAGTTGTGTTGAGGTTAATGTTTTCGTTTTTAGATTCTACCTCTTGTTTAGGTTGCCCGTAAACTCTATTAAGTAAAATTTCCATTGAATATAACGTTCCCTTTTCAATACCTCTTTTAATAGCGTTGGCAACTGTTTTTTCTAATACAGTAGAGTTATCATCTTTAAATACTTCTGCTAATTCTGTAATAGTCATAGCCATCATATTTTCAATGGTTTGAGTTATGTCTTGTTTATTATAACCCATGTCTTTTAATTGACAAACGAATTTTCGAGGTCTTCCGTTTGGGTTGCCGCTCTGTCCTTTTTTCCAACTAAATGGTAATATGTTTTTTTTATTGCCTTCCATTACTTATAATGTTTTTTAATTCTTCAATCATTTTTTGCCTTAAAAATAATTCATTCATCCTCCAAGTTTTTTGAATAGCTAAATGTTTATTAAAATCTTTATTATATTCATTTATTTTATCTTGAAGCGAATTATAATCTGTTACTATATAATCTTTAATTTGATTTTCATAAATACCTATTTCAGATTTTCGAATAGTATTCCAACAATTAACATCAAAAAACATTACGTTATTACAAAATCCAGCTTCATACCAACGATTAGCTAAATTATTAAATACTTTATGTGTGTATTTGTCTTCAATATATAATGAATATTTAAATAGATTTAATGTTTCCTTTTTATCGTCCCAGCTAATTGTATCTAAATATTTAGGATTACATCCCTCATGTTTAAATTTCTTCATATTCTTTATTGAAGTACTTAGATACAAACCACCCTGAATATATTTTTTGAAATAATCCGCTCTATCTTCTCTCCATCTACCATAATAAATACAATCGTATTTTTTTTCTGTTAATTGGTTTGATTGTTTTGCAATAAGTAAGTTAAGGTTTAAAATATTGTCACTAATCTGCCTATCTTTATGCTGAACTTCGTTTCTACCTTCGTAATTTCTAACTAATTTAAAATTATTTTTTGCATAAGATAAAGCAGGATTAATTTTTTGCTCATATTCGCCAACAATAAAAATAATATTTTGATGTCTTTTAATGAAATCTCTCGTTAATACCGCCTCACTATTCATACTTCCAAAACCTACTAATACAGCATCATATTGTTTATTATTATTAATTAATTGGTCAGTTGAATAATAAAAGTCAGCACCTAATTCTTTTTGGAGCAATATCATATTACGCATATTGACGGCAGTAAAATTACTTCCTACCTTAGTGCCTACCTTAATATCTAACAATGCTATTCTCATAATCCTACTTTAATTAAAAAATCTTTATAATTCAATTTTTTACTTGATGTATTTAATTTAGTTTGTAATTGTTCTAATTCTTCTATTGACTCACATTTAATTGTAAATGAAACTGATTCATTAAATTCTTCAACCTCTTCAATATCATTTATATTAGTATCAAATATCGGTACATCAATTCCCCACGCATCAAGTTGTAACGCATCCCATTTTTCTAAAATACCCCAATCCCATTCGCCACCGCTAACATTATCTTTAATAAGAAATTCACGTTGTTTTTCCGTTGATAATCCACTTGCTTTTATAATCGACACTTCCTTTAACCCAGCTTCTTTGCATGCTTTAAAACGCATATTTCCGCCCAATATAATCATATCATCATTAACCACTATCGGTCTGATATTTAACATTTCTGGGAAGTCTTTTATTGACTGAACCAACTTGGCAAACTTATCGTCCTTAATTAACCGAGGGTTATTTGGATTAAGTTTAATTTTACTTATTGCTATTTTTTCTATTTCCATTCTGTTTGGTATTCGTAAATATCCTGCATTAGTCTTTATTATAATGTCTTTCTATTATTCCACATATTTCATTTAAAATGTCTTCATAAGGTATATTAAAATTTATATATGCCGTTCTTGATATTTCGTCTTTTATACATTTATTCTTTTGTTTTTCATTTAAGAAGAAACAATATAGTTTTTCTAACTTAATACCATTCTTAATAACCCTATCTAACTCATTAGATTTTATATTTACATCTTCCATATCCTTAATTCAAACATACAATTATCTCACCAAGTATATGTGAGTTTGCTACATCACAAGGTAGCGTCATTTTACTAAAGTCTATCATCTTAAAAAATTATAGTTACTAATTACTTCGTCTAAGATAAACTTTTTATTTGACTTATCCCAACAATTTAATAAAAAGTTACAGTCTGCTACCGGATCAGTCGTAAAGCATCCAAAGCGTAAACCATCAATTAACGTAGTTCTAATTAATCCTTGCGCTCCGTCAGTATAACAATGCGTTGGTTTTTGTGCTATTCTAATAGAACCGTCTAATAGTTTTTGTTGCCCCACAATCATATCATAATCGTTTTGATACTTTTTAAATATATCGTATGTGTTATGATTGAATGTGGTATCGTCATCTAAACCAAAAAAGAAACCGTCTTGTAAATTGTCTAAGGCTTTGTTAACCTTTTTACCAACACCGCTAAGGTCATCAATACAATCAACTGTTAAGTATGGAATATTATATGCTTGGCATTCTTTAATAAGTATCTCTCTGTGTTTGGCTATAACAACAATCCAATTAATATCTTCATAGTCGGGTATTGAATCGGCTACTTTCTTAATCATTCCACTACGGAATAAAGGTGTAAAAATATTTAGTTTCATTTTATTAATTCTATTAGTTCGTGTACATAATCAACTTCGGTATCTTTACACGTTGTTCTGCCACCTGTATAAGTTCCATAACCGTGCATTAATACTACATCGCCTTTAGTCCAACAAGCTCTGCCAAACCAAGTATCTAAATTACCAGTTCTTTCAAAACCCAACTTTAAAAGCTCTTCTTCTGTTATCTCAATCATTCGTATATCCATTGTTGAGTTTCTATTGTCCACATCGAATAACACGGGTGAGCCGAGATATGACCAGTAAAGTCAAAGCACTTCATATCTTCGCCGTTAACGTAACCAATCCACCCTTCTGCATCATGCCTATTAAATACAGGCGGCGCTAACATTTTACGAACGTGAGATAATGAAGTCCACCAGAATGTACCGCCAAAGAAAGGACTGCCTCTATGTTCAACTGAATGGTGAGATGGTCGCATCCAATGTTGACCAACTGCATCAAAGCCCTCATTAAGTTTTTGTACTGCCGTTTGCCATTGACCAACATTGTAATAAGTCATTGACCTACGCCATGATTGATTAGGTTGTTCGGGACGTGATGAGCCTTTAGAGTGAGCATATAACACATAACCATCATTATCTTGAGCGAAGTTGTACATAGGTATTTGAGTAACCTGCTCCCAGCCTGTATCGGATGTTGCTATCACATCAAAATTAATACGTTCGTTAATTAGGTATTGAATAACGGCAGTACGGTTATGGTCTGCACCAACTATTCCAATACGGAACGCTGCTAAGTTATCAATAAGCCCCCATTTACGTAGGGCTTTAATATGTTCGCTAACTGGTTCTAACCATTGACCGTCTGCGTATATGTGGTAATAGTGGTAGAGTTTATTTGAATAGCTCATAAAGTTCTTTACGTTTATCAGTTAGCAAATTTAATGAATATTTTTTAGTATCTAAAGTTAATTGTGCAGCCGTATCTTTTACTAAGTTAGGATTACTTAGAATGTATTTTGACCATTCGTAAAAGTTTCCCCAAGTCAAATCAAAGCTATTCTTTTTAGTCATTAAAGAACTATAAGGGTTAACATTGTGACCCATAAATGCACATCCTTTACGCCCTGCTTCAATCATTTTTAACTCTGATTTGCAATTATTAAAATCATTGTCTATTAAAGGCGCAACTAAAATATCCATTTCATCGTAAACCTTTGCAAATTCATATACCGGCAAAGCACCAACTCTACGGTATGGTTTACTAATACCACTAGGGAACTTATATTTAACCAAGCGTAAACAATACTCACGCTCAACTGGCAATAGTGTTTTAAGGTTATCAGTTAACATACGCTCGTAACCAATGTAAACCGACTCTTCGCTTCTAATAGCGTTCCAACCTGTTAAGATAACTTG